GTTGCCACGCCCGAAGCCTGGGTCTTTAGGGTTTATCCAGCGAAGCAATGGTGGGATGATCGCTGCGATTGCACCTTTGCCGTAGTCGCGTAAGTCTGTGGTGCCTGTTGAGTAAACCGCTATCAGCGCGCCAACGACTGAACGCGCATAACTGGCAAACATTGCTTTGTCTTTAGTTGTGATTTTCAACATGATTGTCAATCTTTTCTTCTATTCGGCCAAGTGTCTGATGAACTTGTCCGTGGTCTTTTTTGTTTTCGTAGCCGATCTTGCTAATAAGTGCCACGAGTAAAGCGAAACCGCCACCGATAAGAGCCACCACGATCTGAGTATCCATTTCATTCTGATATAGGCGGTTGGACTACATAAACAGGCGGTACAAAGTCTTTTGTTTTTGCGTTGTACGTGTAACCAATGCCAGCATAAGTTTTGTTTTCAACGTCAACAAATGTTTCAACGTAGGTGCCTGGGTAGCGTTCTGGGTTTTCGTCCAAGAATGCTCGAGTTACAACGTGCACGGCAACAACAATTTTGTCGGCGTCAATTTCTGCAAAGTACTGTGGAACGCTCATTGTTTAATTCTCACATAAACAATTCCTGAACCGCCAGCACCACCAGAAGATGACACCAAAGCGCTTCCAGCTCCACCGCCACCACCGCCTGTATTTGCTGCGGCCGCGTTTCCAGCGCTTGTACCACCTGCTCCACCAACACTCGAACCGCCTGCGCCTGGTGATGTTCCTGAACCGCCACCGCCACCGCCAGCCTTGAACAATGCGCTACCACCAATGAATGCGCTTACGTCATAACCTGCGCCACCAGCGCCGCCAGTAGTTGTTACCGCGGCAGATCCGACTGCTGTTGCACCACCGCCACCGCCGCCTGCTTGGTTGCTTCCAGTTGCACCGTTGCCACCAGATGAGCCAAGAATTGTTGGAAACAACGAAACAAGACCCGTTGCGTATGGTGCGGCTGCACCGCCGCCACCGCCGCCACCGCTTGAACCTGCATAGCCAATTACGTTTGCTACGCCTGCGTTCGTCCATGCACCATAACCACCGCCAATGGTGCTAAAACTTCGAGCCGTGTTGTTGATTGATGAACCAGCACCGTTTGTTCCAGCCGCGCTGGTCGTGGCACCTGTTCCACCTGCGCCAATGTCAATTGCGTAAGTTGCGGCCGTTAGGTACACCGATTGAATGACTATTCCACCTGCACCACCACCACCACCGCTGTATTGTGACACCAATGATGAACCACCGCCACCGCCGCCACCCACAAGGCAGATATCAAAAAGCCCGTCGCGACTGACAACCAAGTTTCCGTCTGATGTAAAGGTTAACAACGTGTAGTTAATGCCGCCGACCGTGATGCTTGAAGATGAACCGCCTGTTGCTGCGCCATAGTTAGCGCCAGCGCCTAGGTTAAAAAAAGTAAAAGTTGACGCCGACAAACAAAGCAAATAGCCGCCCCCGTATTGCGCCAAAGCAAGTGAACCCGATGTGTTAATTGTTACGCCTACGCCAGCTGTTATCGTGCAAACGCCAGCACCTTTGTTGGCAACTTGGATTACATCGCCGACCGTAAAGATGCTGTTGTTGACCGTAATGGTTGTTGCGCTTGCCGAGTTCATCATTGTGCGCTTGTAAGCGTCAGCGTCGACCAACGTGTACGACGTGGTTTTGTCCGAAATCGGCAGGTTTTGAATGTCGTTAAGTTGCGCGGCCGTCAATACTTGACCGGCAACAAACGGGTACGGCGTAGTCATAGTGCTCCTATCCTAAAACATTTTCTTCGTCAATAGTGCCATACAGCGCATCGTCCAAGATCAGCTCAAAGACGATCGTGGTCGGCGCGGTTGAGTACAGCACACGGTGGCCTGTAGCAAAGTCCAGATAGTGCTCAATGCCCTCAACTGACAGCTCTTGCGCCAATTCGGTTGTGCCAGCACCGCTAGGAAATGTCTTTTCTATAGTGATTGTGTCGCCAATGTCAACGGTTGCCAAAATGTCCTTTTGGGCTGCAGTCAGCATCAAAAACGCAGTCTCAACTGACGTGTATCGGGCTTCTGGTTCAGGGTTAAGCAGGTAGGCAGCTGCGGCGTTGATAGATGGTTGTTCATGTAGCAGGCTATTGGTGATGCTGTTTGTCTGAATAAAATACGTAGCGATTGAGCCTGCGTCCGTTGCGGTTGAGGTCTTACCATCCAAGGCCGTAACGACAGCGCGGTTAACTACGGCGTCCGCCTCAAACGTAATGCCCACGCCGTTGTATTTGAAGTTTGTGCCATCATCGTGAAAATCGGCTACTGATGCAGAGAGCGTGTTGCCAATACGGTTTTGGAATGTCAGCACACCATCGCGTGACATAAACAAACGCCCAAACTCGGCGGTGTCGTTAATTTGCGTTAGATACTGCAAAACGTTTGTTCCTGCCGGCACGGTATATGCAGCGGCGTGGCCAAGGTTTACGGTGCCTGTGGCGATGCTTCGAGCGCCTGCTGGGAAGTCAACTTCTGGTAGGTCTAAAACGGTTTCTATGCGTTCGCCTGATGTTTCGGCGGTGACGTTTAGTTCGTCTAGGTAGGTTTGTGCGAGTAGGTAGAACTGGTCAGCGCAATACACCGTCACGGTGTCCAGACCGCCGAGCGCAAAGTTGTAGTCATAGTTAACCACATAACCTGAAAACAGCAACTCGGCCACATTGGTAGAGCTGTATCGAATCAGTTTGACTTCGCGCATCGGTGCAAGACCAGGCTTAGATTCAGCGGTGTCGTAATACGGGCTGTTTTCGTCAAACGGGTTAAAGATGCCGTCCACGTCTTGAATAGTAAATGTCATTGTGCCCGCGCTAAACGTGTCGCCAACATCGCGGCGTCCACGTCGAGCGGTCACGGTCGTTACCGAGTCAAGAACGCTCGCAAACTCCGTAGTGCCGTCAAGCACATACTCGGAGTTATTAAGTACGCCCTTCAACGCGTCATCAAGAACAAACGCGTCAACTTGAAACCCTGTAGCGATCTGCAGGTCATAGTTGCCCGAGTCAACAACTGATACGCCTGGCATCACGCCACCTGTAACTGCAACGGCCCAGCGCTACGCGAATAGGCGCGCAAAGCGTTAACAACCGATTCACCGATCTCTGCGCTGGTAGCAAGTCCGCCTGTGACGTTGATAGTTATTCCGCCACCAGATTGCATGCGATCTAATGGCACGACTGCTTCTGGGCCAGCCTCACCAATCAAAGCAAGCGTAGGACTTGACACGATGCCACCCTCGGCCAGACGCGGAATGTCCATTGTGCGCGATGGGTTATTGCTATCTCCGCCAATTCGTCCAATAGATATTTCGTTAATGTAACCAATGTCTGGCAACAAAGGCAGCGCGTTATATCCCTTAATAATTGTGTTAATTACTTTTATCCAAGCGTTAGCCCAAATCTCAAACACGCCAATAATTGTGTTGATTACCGTGTTAACTCCAGTCCTAAACCACTCAAACTTTTTGTAGGCAACAACAAGACCAGCCACAAGTAGCGCTACGCCAGCAGCGATTAAAGTAAACGGATTAAGCGCCATAGCAATGTTTGTTGCCACGATTGCTGCTGCAACGATGCCGATAGCGGCGGCAATGGCTAAAAACGCATTTGGGTTGTCCTGTGCCCACATAGCAAACTTATTTAAGATCGGTAGCACGGCCTCGACTACTGGCAACAATGCAGCACCAATTGACTCTTTGGTTTCGCCAATAGAATTAGACAAGATTTTCATTTTGCCTGCTGCGGTTCCGGCGCTGTTAGCGGTTGCTCCGCCAAATGTTCCACCCAGCACGTCCATGACTTCGTTAAGGCTTGCGCCTTCTTTAATCATTGTTGCCATCTCTGGCGTCAATCCTCGAAGCGCTTTGAAGTTGCCTTGGTATGCCTTGGCAAGCGCGTCAGCAACGGTGCTGGAATCCATCTGCAACGCCGTGCTGATATCCATGACCAGGTTCATATCCTTCATAGCCAAGTCAACGTCTTTTGTACCGCGCACTAAAGCCTCTAATGACTTGCGGTATTCGGTGTCAGCAATGCCAGACGCTCGAGACATTGCGCTGATCTGGTCTTCAATCTGTGCGGTTTGTGCAGCACCTGCGCCAGTCACATTTTGCAAAGTAAGCGCTAACGCCGCCTGCTCTTGCTGATCTTCCATTGCAGCCTTGGTTGCGTCACCAAGCGCTAACGCCAATCCGCCGAGCGCGGCAGCTGCCGGCACCGCCGCTTTCTTAATTGCAAACTGGGCTTTTTCGGATGTTGTTTCTAGTTGCTTAAATTGGGCAATAGCTTTCTTGATCCCTTTGCCGTCAAACTCTGAAATGATCGGGATGTTAATTGCCATTACGCGGTCTCTCTGTTCGCTTCTTCCATGACGCGCTTAACCAGTTGTTCCATCTCGGACATGACATCATTTTGGC